ATAAAGATGTTTATATCATACGTGGAAAACATATGCCGAATGAATCAGTTTTATCGCACTGTGATGAAATTGCCGACTATAAGGGTTTTAAATTTCACCTTATGACTTTAGAAGAATTTTGTAATTTTTTAGAAGGCAAAGAAACTAAAAACGGTGTGGAATTTTTTTATAAAAGTGGAGAATGATAATGAGTATTCTTGATAAATTGAAAAAAGGTTCGACGATTAAAGATTCGTCCATCCTTGCAAAGTCTCAGTTCTTTACTGAGAAAGATATGATACAAACATCTGTGCCGATGATTAACGTGGCACTTGCTGGCAATCTCGATGGTGGTCTAACACCAGGTCTAACGATGTTTGCTGGTCCGTCAAAACATTTCAAAACCGCATTTGCTTTATTGATGGCATCTGCATACATGGAGAAATACAAAGATGCCGTTGTTTTATTTTACGATAGCGAGTTTGGGACTCCTCAATCTTATTTCGATACATTCAATATTGATACCAATCGTGTGCTCCATACTCCTATTACTGACGTAGAGCAGTTGAAGCACGACATCATGGTTCAGTTGCAGCAGATTGATAAGGGTGACAAGGTTATTATCATTCTCGATTCGATTGGTAACCTTGCATCGAAGAAAGAAGTAGAAGATTCACTTGAGGGCAAATCAGTTGCTGACATGAGCCGTGCAAAACAAATGAAGTCGTTGTTTCGTATGGTCACACCACACTTGACTATCAAAGACATTCCAATGATTGTTGTGAATCACACATACAAAGAGATTGGTCTGTATCCTAAAGACATCGTTGGTGGTGGCACAGGTTCGTATTACTCCGCAGATACAATCTGGATTCTTGGAAGGCAGCAAGAAAAAACTGGCACCGAAATTACAGGATACAACTTCATTATCAATGTGGAGAAGTCACGATTTGTTCGTGAGAAGTCGAAGATACCAGTTGCAGTATCTTTTGATGGTGGTATTCAGAAATATTCTGGTCTACTTGACATTGCACTTGAAGGAAACTTTGTATCCAAACCATCGAATGGTTGGTATGCAAAAGTGGATCAAGAGACAGGAGAGATTGGTGACAAGAAACGATTTGATGATACACAAACCGCAGAATTTTGGGATGATATTCTTGCTAGTGAGAAGTTCAAAGAATATGTAAGGAAACGATATGAAATTACCTATGGAAACATTATGGGAAAAGATACAGTTTTGGAAGTCGAAGCCAGTGAAACTTAAACGTGGCGTTGATTACGAGTTCGTTGACTCCGATGACAATACCGTAACTGGTATAGGAATCCTGCGTGGCAAGTATGCAGGAGTTCTATACCACTATGGCAAGGCAGGTATAGTTGAAGAGGGTGAGTTTGCCAGATTGAGATTTGGGTATACCATAGTCAATTCTGGCGAACATGACATCGATGACTTGACAAATGACCCCGAATTGCATACAATTATGGGTGACCTACTAACCGAGATACTACTTGACAAGACACAAAATGAAACGACTAGAAACATCTATTCTGAAGAACCTGATTTACAATGAGGACTATGCTAGAAAGATAATACCATTCATTAAAGACGAATACTTTTCGGACACAACAGAACGCAGAGTATTCAAAGAAATAGAAACCTTTATCAATCAGTATAAGAACCTACCCACCTACGAATCCCTTGTAATTAATTTTACAGAATCCAAACACCTAACCGAAGCAGAAGTTCAAAGTGCCGTTGAACTTGTTCGTGAAATACATTCTGACAAAGATGAACCAACTGACATGGCATGGTTGACTAATCAAACCGAAAAGTTCTGCCAAGATAAAGCAATCTATAATGCTATCATGGAAGCAGTCCAAATCCTCGACAACAAGAAAGATTCCAAACCCAAAGGTGCGATACCAAAGATACTCAGTGATGCTCTTGGGGTGTCATTTGACTCTACTGTGGGGCATGATTACATCAACGATTCGGATGCACGATATGACTTCTATCATCGACATGAAAACAGAATACCGTTTGACCTCGACCTATTCAATAAGATAACCAAAGGTGGACTGCCAACCAAGACGTTGAATATATGTTTGGCGGGAACTGGTGTGGGTAAATCGTTGTTCATGTGTCATGCTGCGGCAGGATGTTTATCGCAAGGTAAGAATGTTTTGTATATCACGTTGGAGATGGCAGAAGAACGTATTGCGGAAAGGATTGATGCGAATCTATTGAATGTGGATATGAACTATTTGCAGACAATGACAAAACCAGAGTATGACAGAAAGTTTGAAGTCTTACGAAACAAGACACAAGGTAAATTGATTATCAAAGAATATCCAACTGCATCTGCTTCTGCTCTACACTTTCGTGCTCTATTAAATGAATTGCAGTTGAAGAAAAGTTTTGTTCCCGATATCATTTTTATTGATTACTTGAATATCTGTTCATCTGCTCGAATCAAACCAGGTGCTAATGTAAACAGTTATTCGTATATCAAAGCAATTGCCGAAGAGTTGAGAGGTCTGGCAGTTGAGTTTTCTGTTCCTGTGGTATCTGCGACACAAACAACTCGTTCTGGATTTACGAACTCTGATCCTGGTCTTGAAGATACTTCCGAATCATTTGGTCTTCCTGCAACTGCCGACTTTATGTTTGCATTGATATCAACCGAAGAACTAGAACAACTCAATCAGATTATGGTGAAGCAGTTGAAGAACCGATATGGTGACCCAAACAACTACAAACGATTTGTGATTGGTATTGACAGAGCAAAGATGAGACTGTATGATGTAGAACAATCAGCACAAGTTGATATTGCCGATGCAGGACACGATGACAAACCACTGAATACATTTGGTGAACGTGAAAGACCGAACAAGTTTCAAGGATTCAAGATATGAGTGACAATGTATTAAAATCTCCACTACGATATCCTGGTGGTAAGACCAGAGCAATCAAAACTCTTGATCCGTGGATTGTTGATTTCGCAGAATGGCGTGAACCATTTCTTGGTGGTGGTTCGATGAGTATTCATATGTCAAAGAAATATCCAGACAAACCAATATGGGTGAATGACTTGTACGTTCCACTGTATAACTTCTGGACTGTGTTGCAGAAGGATGGAGACAATCTATCGGATGCTATTCTTGCTATCAAGAAAACTTTGAATGATACCACTGCCAAAGATAAGTTCAATGAATGTTTGGCAGAAATGAAAAACCAAAATTCATTTGATGCTGCGGTCAGTTTCTACATTCTAAACAAGTGTTCGTATTCTGGTTTGACAGAGAATTCAACATTCAGTATTACGGCATCACAACAGAACTTTAGTGAAATGAATATCGGTAAGTTGAAAGGGTATTCAAAGATAATAAAGAACTGGAAGATTACAAACATCGATTATTCCAAAGTGATGTTGGCACCTGGCAAAAATGTATTTGTGTTTCTTGACCCCCCATACGACATCAAAGACTTTCTGTATGGCACTGGTAAGAAGATGCATTCATCCTTTGTTCATGCTGACTTTGCCGACAATGTGGATAAATGCCCACACAACTTTATGATAACCTACAATGTCAATGACTATCTTGTTGACCGATATAAATCTTATTTCCTGAAGAAATGGAAACTACAGTATGGTATGGTTCATCGCAAAGAAGGAAACCTGAAAGAAGAGTTGTTGATTACTAACTACGATGTGGATGCCAAAAGGACAACACGAACACTATGGGATTGATATAAATACTCCAATAACTTAGGAGATTGGTGTATGGCAGCCTTATCAATGACAGATTTTTTCAAGTATGCTGATGATGATGCAAAAGATCGCAAATTAAAAATCTTACAATTATACAAAGATAGTAAAGCATTCCAATTAAAAGATGGAACGAATGTTGTTTTTAAGTTTGAAAAAACAGTCTATAACAAAATTGCTGGATTGAAACCTGGCGATAAAGAAGCATACAAGGATGTAACATTCACAACCACCAAAAACCAGAAAAAGAAATTAACTGATTTAGAAAAAACTAAAGAACTTGGTGGTGGTGGAAAAGGTTCTGGTGGTGGTGCGGAAAATACAAAGATGAATGAATCATCAGTATGTTTGTGGTGTGCTGTATATGAAAAGTATGGTAAATCAGACCTTGCTACAGTCGTTGCAAATTATAGTAAAGTAAAAAAGTTATATGATGTTGATGAGAAAGACCAAGTAATGATAGGTCAAACAGACCCTGAATGGTTGAATCATTATGAAAAAGTATCTAAGTTTTTGATGGATGGTATGTTCAAGGGTGGTGACTATGAATTCCATCGTGGCAGTGCTAAAGTCAAAAAACTTTACGACAAATATAAACAATTAAATAAATTAATAGAAGTTCCTTTTTCTGATGCAAACAAATGGAATCCTGGTGATATATGGGTTTTCAAAAAAGATTTTGAATTAGAAATCGATGATTGTCAAACTTTAGACTGTTTGAATCGTTACATAATAAATGCATTAGCAGACAGAACTATGGTTGGCATATCATTGAAAAAAATTGAAGGTGCAGCAGTTCATCAGAAAAATTTCAACGTAGGTGAGAAAAGACCTCCAACAATATGGAATGGTTATAGAGTTGGTGTAGAAGGTAAAGGTATCTTTGGTTCTAAAGACGTTTATATCTATTCTAAAGGTGAGGATGAAATCAATATGCAATTTCGTTCTTTTGATAATCTATCTGGTTGGCAAGGTGAGTTGATAGGTAAAACTGCAAAATATGGTAAAGCTGCTTACGGTCCTGTCAATCGTAATTTGAAAGATTTAGGTTTAGAAACATTACCTCCACAGCAAGAAATTGTAACTAAAGCAAAAGCAAAACAAGTTGCCTTGCTCACAGAATTATATAATATGTTTAAGAAGTATGGTGAACCAGGCATGACATTGAAAAACTTTCTTGAGACTGCCAAATCAACAGAAACAAAAGCAGATTGGGTATACTCAAAATATTTGGGTGTCAAAATGATTGATATTTTAATGAGTTCAACAGAAAAAAATAGAAATGCATTTACGCAAGGTCTTGTGGGTTATGCATTATCCAACTCGAAAGACAGTTCAGCTTTCATAAAGATATACTAAAATGAAATTCACAGAATACCTAACAGAAGCAAAAGAAGGTAAGAACCTTCACCTTGAACATCTTGAGGATAATGTTCTCAATGCAGGTGTTGCAGGTGTGAGAGAGTCTATCAACTTCCTACAATCATTGCGTGATATGCTGTCAGGTAAAGCACAGTCACACGTAAATGTCACAACCAAATGGGATGGAGCACCTTCTATCTTTGTTGGAACTAATCCAGAGAACGGAAAGTTTTTTGTTGGAACGAAATCAGTGTTCAACAAGAATGCCAAACTAAACTATACCGATGCCGACATTGATGAGAATCATACGAGTGCAGGTCTGAACGAGAAACTAAAGATTGCACTTGCGTATCTACCCAAGTTGGGTATCAAAGGTATTCTGCAAGGTGACATGATGTTCACCAAAGATGATTTGAAACACGAAAAGATTGATGGTCATGAGTATATTGTATTTCAACCCAACACGATTGTGTATGCAGTTCCAGTGGAATCCAAACTGGCAAAGACAATGCAGGCTGCACAACTTGGTGTGGTGTTTCATACATCCTACACTGGCAAAGAAATTGAGAACATGAAGGCATCGTTCAACATTGATTTGGGTCATCTACAAACAACCAAAGATGTGTGGTTTCGTGATGCGTCATTCACCGATGCATCTGGCACAGCAACATTCACCGCAGAGGAAACAAAACAACTGTCATTGATTCTATCAACTGCTGGTCGCACGTTCCAAACGATTCCTGCAATGGCATTGAATCGTATTGCAGCATCATCAACACACTTGGAACAAATCAAAACATTCAACAATACCAAAGTTCGTGCAGGTCAAAAGATTGTAAATCCCGCACTACATACTAAACAGTTGATACAGTATGTTGAAAACAAACTAAACAAAGAAATCCTTGCTGCAAAGAAAGAAGATACAAAAAGCAAACGCATCAAAGAAAAATCAGAAGTGATGCGATTTTATCGTTCGAACTATATTGCTCTTACACATATATTTGAATTGATGAACCTGATTGTCGATGCGAAGTTAATGATTATTCGCAAGTTGGAAACCATCAAATCAATCGGCACATTTGTTCGCACCGACAATGGGTTTAAGATTACTGCACCCGAAGGATTCGTTGCTGTGGATAGAATCAAAGGCAATGCATTGAAGTTGGTAGACCGTTTAGAATTCTCACATCAAAATTTCACCGCAGCAAAGAACTGGAGCAAATAATGGGATATGATCTAAGTAAAATATTAGCAGAGTATGGTGATGATGACTTTGGTTTTTCTGCTGTATCAGAAGCAGACTATAATGCAGTCATTTCAGAAAAAGCGGATACCGTAGAAGAATATGCTGCACGATTAAAAGAAGTGGAGAAGTTGGTTCTACCATTCTTCACCAAACTATTGAAGACATCAGATAAAGAATACATCTATTGGCCAAACCGCAAGGTGTTGGTTGAATCTCAGATACAAAAAATACTTGCACTAACGAGAGGATGAAATGGCATACTCCGACAAAGTATTAGATCACTATGAGAATCCAAGAAATGTTGGAGTGTTTGCGAAAGAAATAAAACGAGTTGGCACAGGTATGGTAGGTGCTCCTGCGTGTGGTGATGTTATGCGACTACAAATCAAAGTGAGTGATGATGGTATTATTGAAGATGCAAAGTTCAAAACATACGGTTGCGGTTCTGCAATAGCATCCTCATCGTTAGTAACCGAATGGGTCAAAGGTAAGACGCTTGATGAAGCAGCACTCATAATGAATACTCATATAGCAGAAGAATTGGCTCTACCTCCTGTTAAGATACACTGTTCTATTCTAGCCGAAGATGCAATCAAAGCAGCAATA